CGAAAGGCCGATAGCTGCTGTAAATGACTTCTGGCAATTGAATTCAGGTGAAGCTGGTAGATACCGCTCAATTCACCAGCTCCATCGCTGTCCTTTTGGTCTAAAAACATCTGAATGGCTGTACCATAGGCGACAGCCGGCCCCCATTTCGGATTGATAACAGCATCTGTATCCTCCACGAGGGCGGCTGGTCGCTGAACGGCGGCTGCCTTGACGGTATACAAGCCGTCTGGGATGGGTCTTAAGTACAAGGTAGAACCGTACAGAAGCAGCGCTATCGGCTCATTCTTATCAGCACTATCATCTTCCGGATAAAGAGTAAAGAATGCATTGGCATCGGTCCAGAACCCAAGTTTCACAACTGCATCACCATCACCATCGTCAACCGTAATGGGCTTTTCAAGTCTCAAAACAGAAGAAGGCAAGCTGTAACTGCCCGTTCCGTCAACTGTGTCAAACGTATAAAAGGTTTTCAGCTCCGGCAATTCGACTTCGTTGGGGAACGCGTTCTGGTAGAAATCATTGATCGTGTCATTCAGCACAGAATCAGACAACTGTGAAGCCGATAACTGCCCTGTAAGCTCTCGAACTTTTGACCGCAATTGGGCTAATGTCCAGTTCATGGAAGGCTTTCTCGAAATTAAAGCTCATTAACGGTAAGTGTAATTCCCTGAATGGCAATGTCCGTACTGGCTGCGGTTGTACCCGTAATAACAACATAGAATGTTTCATTATTCGCAACCGCTTCATTAAGTCCGCTTTTACCCGATGATATTTGCGTATCTTCTGTAACAGAGAGTTGTGTAATTGTTCCTACACTGGCATCGGCTACATCAGCGGCAGCGGCGGTGTGTTTTCGCAAATCCGCATTCAGCGTTACCGTCCCGCCATCACTTTCAATCTGGCCGATGATTGAAAATCCTGTAATGGTATAGCCGACCTTAAGCGGCACGGTGATTGGAATCACCATATTTTCTTCTGTTTGGGAAGCCGGCAGAGTTGCCAGACATTTACTGTCCGCTGCATTGATTACCCATCCTTCTCCGGAAGCACCCACTTTCGCACCTGCTATGCCCTGAACATATTGTTGTGCTGTGCGAACAGCTGATGTGTTAAGCAACACCGTTCCCGTTGTTTTGGGAAGTGTGATCATACAGTTTGTCGTTGGTTCAGTAACCGAAATATATGTTTTTCCCCCACCAATCGTAGCTCCTTCAAATATAATCGGGTAAGACCCATTGAAATAACAAACACCATCAAAAACCATGTCCCCGGGCCAACGCGGATTTCGCAGAAACCGCTCCAGAAGAACGGGGTTGCTTACCGTGTCAAAGGTAATTTGTTCGGGCTCTGCAAAGAGGATAAAGGCAAAGAATGCAATCATGAACATGCTAACAATCATTAGTTTCTTCATTGTGATATTCCTTTTCAATTCGTTTGTTACTGCGTTTTAGCCGACCATCTGAGGCTTCAGATTCACCGGCTGACAACTGAATCGGTTACGCATACCGGTAACCACGGTCTGCTGGCCGGACGGAGCATTTTCATCATATCTGCGAATCGGAACCTTCAGGCTGTTCAGGTGATTGACAACACACAAAGGCAACTTGACTTTTTCCCCGTCTTTCAGCTCGAACTTCTGACCGCCATAAGTGAAGTAATGCGTCACATCCGGCGATTCAATGTTGTTAAAAACAACCTCAATCAGCGGATCGTTCTTAACGGCGATTTCTTCCGGAGAGGGCCTGCGTTTCGGCTCAGCCGCCTTCTGTGTTCTCATCTCGGCTTCGACCCTGGCTCTGGCTTCCGCCTCGATGCGTGCCTTCTTTTCCGCCTCGGCCCGCAGCTGTTCATCCGGAGTTTGCGGCTTTGTTTCTACAGCCTGCATTTCATTTTCTGCTTCGGCAGTCTCAGATTCATCGCGGCTGCCTGCACTTTTGAGAAGCTGACAAAGCTGGGCATAGTCCATTTCTTCCGTAAAAGATACGCCGAGCTTCGTTAATTCTTCTCTAATTCGTTCTGTTGATAATTTTGCCATAGTGCATTTTTCCTCCATAATCCGTTTTTCGGAAAATGATAAAAGAGAGTGGACTTACGACAGCCCACTCCCAAATTCAGTTGCTCAAATAGGGTCTGCCGCTGCCGCATCACCATGGTTGACAACCTTGTCATGCTGTTCCGCGACATAAATCCACTCATCGCCATCTGTTGACAGGCCTGACCCAACGGTAAATCCGGCTGCCTTTTCAAACACAACGTCCTCACGGCGGCAAATCCAGGTGTTTGTTCCGTCGGATACCGTATCGCCAGGGGTAGTCGGCCATGTCGGCTCAGTCCCCAAAACACCCGCAGAAACTGTGCATTCGTACACAAACCCGTTATGGTTGCTTGGCCGTACAACCGTCCCAACTGCCGTTGTACTCCTGGCGGTCGGCTGTGCAGCACCGGCAACAAAATCCGATACATTCGCGTTCACAAAGCCGTCACCATCGGGAGCAGGGATTTTAACCTTGACCTTCGTGCCGCCAGTATAAGCAGCAATCTTGTTGTTGGTTCCTGCCAGAACAGTCACGACTCCAGTAGAACCTGTCAACAGCAGTCCATATTGGCCATTGGCACCCGCATCTGATAAATCCTTGTAAAACTCATAGATATTCGGGTTGGTTTCTTCCAAAGCCCTGATGAGTTTTACATAATCCGGCACGAAGCCGATATTTACATTTATCGCGGAACCATCCGCAATAAAACGTCCACTTACTTTTTTCATCGGTTATTCCTTTCTCAAAATGCCTGTTTCAAGGCCGTTATCTCCGGTTTTGACGCTCCATTAGCTGTGTGTCACCTTCAGAACGTGCATGAAGTTGTCATTCAGAATGCGAGCTGTAAACATCGTTTTCCAGCCGCTCGTTGCCCGTTGGTTAAGCGGATCGCTCGTACCGCCGGAGCCGAAGCTCTTGACGATGTTTTTGGCATTGCCGGCTTCAAGATCTACCATGCCGTAAGCGTTTTTGCCAAGGATAGGCAGATAATAATACGTCCCGCTACCATCAAACGGATCTGTGGGTGTCCCGCCGCTATGGGCAACCGAAGAAGCCAGCCAGCGAACATTTCCGGTTGAACCCCACTCGGCCTCATCCACATTGCTCTGAGCCGGATAATTAGCGGTTGACTTAAACCCGCTCACCGCCTCCAGATCATCAATGAGAGCCGTATTGAGTATCCCCCAGAAGGAAGGCCTGACCGGCGATGTACCTTGTCCGGTTCCGGCCTTGATCAGCTCGGTTATCATGGAAGCGTCATTGTTCAAAAGAATCTGAACAACAGCATCAATATCCGTCTTATTCAGTTTGGTAGCAGTTCCGGTACCATTGGAGGCCGTTGTGCTGGACGAACACGCAACCAGAATGTCACGAACAATTTCATCAATTGTTCTTCCCATCTGATCGCCAAGTTCCTGGGCGGCAACGGTCAATACAGGATCTGCATTGGTCATATCGACTACATCCGTGATATGCACGAAATCGCCGTATTGGGCGACGGTTGCCAGCAAATCGGTTTTGCTCAGTCTCTGACCGGATGGTGTTACACCTTCTGCCAGCTGCGTAGTGGCAGTGGATAACGCCGCATACCGGCGGAACTTGATGGTCTTGTTATTGCCTTTCGGCAGCGTCTTCTTCTGTGCAAACTTCGTATGCACAAGCTTAGGTCTTGCATTTTTCAGCAAAACCCTGTCATAGTAAACCTCTATTCCGGAATCCACCTGAGTCGTGGTTGTCAAATTGTCCATAACATACTATCCTTTCTACATTTTAGACAGAACTTCGGCTTCATACTTAGCGAATTCCTCGTCCGACATTGCCGCAAAACGATTAGCCGCATTCAGGGCACCCCTGTTTGCAACCATGCTTACAGACCCTGGCCGACTGGCTGCCTGAATTGCAGCGGCTGCGGTCTGATTTGGCTGCTGTTGCTGCTGCTTACCATCCTGCATGCTCATCTGTGCCATCTTCGCATAGTTGTAAGCAGTCAACATCGGATTTGGGCTATAGCGAATTTCCGTCATAATTTGAGGGTTTTTCAAAATCGCCTGTTTTAACGGTTCCCCTAACTGCTGAGGAGTCCCGACTAATTGCTGATAATCTGGATGCTGAACAAGAAACTGAAGTTCTCCAATCGAGGCCTGTACCTGCTGCACCATGGCCTGGGTTGCCTTCTTGGCTTCCGCGACGGTCATCACATCATCGTCTTCCAGCCCTTCATAGAAGTTGGGTACCTGCTGCTGAGGCTGCTGGGCCTGAGCATTCTGCATGTTCGCCTGATACAAGGCAATTTGCTGCCGTGACAGCTGAACCTGCTGCTCAAGCTCCTTGACCTTGTTGTTGACCTCCTGAAACCGCTCATACGGAATCGACTGCGGAGGCGCCTGCGGCTGATTGGCCTGTGGTGCGGCCTGCTGGCCTTGATTTTGATTCACTTGCTCCTCGGCGGCAGGAACATCATTAACGCCCGTTTGCTGTACTTCCTGTTCTAATTCCATAACTCATACTCCTGATTACTGTTGCGACTATGGTTCGGCTTCAACCCGTGCCGGTCGGCGAGTCCGGCTGTAACGCCTGAAAGCCCGTGTCGCTGGTTAAAAACGACCATTTCATTTAAATCGTTTAATCTGTTTTAATCTCTTTTCGGCTTGCTGTATTGTACCGTAAGTACCCATATTGCGATGAGTCTGATGGGTAACTACTCGATATTTCGTTTTACCATTAACCGTTACTTTCTTAATCATTTTTCCCTCTTCGTTTCTAATAAATTATTGGCGAATCATTCTCTTGTGCTGAATCAAACACACCCTTACTCCCCTCATCAGACATCTCGACGTGTTCCGTCGGAATATCCTGTGGCAGGGCATGTAAAATCTTTGCAAGGCCTTTCCGGTTATCCACATAGATACACAATGTACCCAGCATGGCGGGCGGGCGGTCGAGCATCAAAATCAGCTTGGTACGCAATATGCCAGGCTGAGCATGATCCCAATCACTGTAAACCAGAATGTAATACGCAGCATGCTTGCCTGAATTGTCACTGATAACCTTATCCAGCGAGGCCATCAGCTCCCTGCCAAGCTCTCGTCGGAGATCACCTGTATACAAAGCAACCATCATTCACCACCTTTCGACACTTGCTCAAATCCATCATTATCTCCGTGTTCTGGCCTTCTTGCGATCCTGAAGCCGGATTTTTTCCAAATCTGCAACGGCTTTGGCTGTCTTTGCAAAGCCATCCAACTGCATTTTCTGAATTTCGGCAGCCGTTTTGGCTCGATTCAAGCCAGCTGTGGCTATGTTCTGCTGTATTTCAGCGCGTCTTTCCTGGGCCTGAGCCAGGTTTTCCGCAATTTGCGACTGCATCAGCTGCTGTGTAATCTGCGTCATCTGCTGCTCACCCTGTGAAGCCTGCATCTGGGCCTGCTCTGCCATAGCAATGTGCTTTTTCAGATGCTCTTTCAGCTGGATTGGAGCGGCCTCCACTATCGCTGTAAACGGAATGGGAGCACCAGCCTGCTGAAGCGCCTTCAGCTCTTCATAATACATCTGACGCTGGCTGTCCGTAAGCAGGCCCTCTTGTACACTGAGATCATAGCGGCTCAGATCCGGATCATAGAATTCCCGGATGGGCTGCTCATTGATAATCCGCATAACCTTTTGCGGATGATAATGCTTCTGAATCAGATTGATAACCTTCTTGCCGAGCAATCTCTTGCTGAATCGATAATGATCAAACAAGTCCTGAAGGATAGTTAAGGCCCCGCCTTGACGCATTTTAGACAACACGCCGGCAATATCCTTCTCTTCCGTCCCAAACAACTCCTCGTTGATCCCAGGAATCTCCGTCAATAGATTGTCAATGGTCTGATTAAGCATAAACAGACCCTGCGGTATATCAACCGGCTGCTTCTTGCGTATGGCATCCAGACCGACAGGATTCCCGTCACGCTTGACCCAAGTTACCTTGCCTTGGCCGGATTGATACAATGATTCCGGATTTACGACGGCACCCTCAATCGCATCGTAGCCGCTGTTAATCTGACTCTCAATAATATCAATCTCCTGGCTGAGCCGCTTATTGAATTCAACCTGCGGATCTCGAATTGACCGAACAACGCCCTGAAGCTTCAGCTTATCGCTTTCGACCTCCGGATACCAGAATCCAAGCAACGGGACAAACCGGTATTCATCCAGCCCGAATGGGTCGGGCCCAGAATAGAACTGAACTCCCTGAATGAAAATCTCCAAATTCACACTGTCAACCCAACGGTCAATCGCTGTTACCATCGGATATTTCGTCAGAACATAGTCAAGAGCTTTCTGGCCTCCGTGCCATACTTGCTCTTGACCAGTCGTACGATCCAGAAGAACCTTAATTTTCTTAGTGGTCTTACGCCAAAACTCGTCGTAGCTTAACAATCTCTCCGCAAATCGCTTATTGGCAACGGTCAGATAGGGGAACTTTTCATCCCTGCCAACCTGAAGATCATCAATTTCAGCGTCGTGGCCTGGGACAAGCATCTTGGCCTCGTCCCTGCTCACATATTCCCGCCTTATCACATACCCGCAATCGCTCAGATCGCGCTCTGAAAATGTCGGATCAAGCAGACATTTGTTGTATGGAATGCGTTTAAACTTAATGTCACCATTCCTGTCTACGAATGGCTCTACAACGTTAAGGCCTGTGATACACGGCCCGCACTCAAACGCATCGCTCATCACGTTATAGCCATTGCCAACCCGCATAACATCCATCAGCACGCCGGTAATCTGGCTTGCTGCTCTGTCATCCTCCATCCCAACCGCGTCTATCTTGTACGCAAGGCGGTTTTTGCGCTGATAACCCGATATAATCTTGACCACCCGTCGAATGCGGTTAAAAACCAGGGCATTGCGTCGTTGCGCCGCAAGATATTGCTTCTCGACGGAATTCCACTGGTCGTTGCACATAAATTTGAAGTCCTGCTCGGCCTCCTTGAGATAATCGCACCAGCCGGCATTGGCCTGATTATAGGCCTCGTCAAAGTCTTTTTTTATATCGCTATCTGTTGCCATAATTATCCAATCATAATCGGCCTGGCGTATTGCTCGTACAGCTCGCGGGCCTGGTGCTCGGTCATTGACGCCTGATTAGACGACTGCTTAAGCGCAATCGCCAAATAGCGGAACGCATCAGCCCC